GCTGCTACAGGCCCAATTACCCAACAGGTTATGGAATTTGCCCGGCCTAGTTTAACTTTTGAAAATATTGATCTTCCTATCTATAACAGTACTGTTAAAATTGCTGGCAAACATGCGTGGCAAGATATTACTTGTAAAATTCGTGACGATGCTTCTGGTACAGCCAGTGCATTAGTTGGCGGACAGTTACAGAAGCAATTAGACTTTAATGAACAAAGTTCATCGTCGGCTGGTATTAATTATAAATTTACCGCTCAGTTTGATGTGCTTGATGGTGGCAATGGTACCAATGCTCCTACTATATTAGAAACATGGTATCTCTATGGTGCGTACCTACAGGCTGTAAACTACGATGCTGCTAACTATGGTAGTAACGAAGTTATGACAATCACCATGACTAT